ATTATATGAATATTTTATTCTCAATTTTTCATAAATTGAGTTTGGATTAAAAAATTTATATAATGCTTCCCAAGAAGACCTATATTTAATTTCATCTAAACTAGAGTCCCAATGTGTATTTCTATTATTTGTATTAGGAGTAAAAGTTCCATCTAAAATTTTATTTCTCATTAATTGTGAATGATTTTTTCTCTGTTCTTCATTCATTCTTTTTCCATACATTCCATTATTTTTCCCAGAGTTTTTTTCACTTATTTTTAATTTTGTTTCATCTGAAATTTTTTTACCATATAAAGGATTTAATTCTTTGGGTATTCCTTTATTCCAAGGAATTCTTCCTTTAAGTTTAGATGAAATAACATCTCTTTTTAATTCCCAACAATGTTTTCCACCCATAGAGCAAATTTCTTTTTTTAAATCATTTAAATTTATTACATCGTTAATCAACATATCAAATTTTTCTACTATCATATTGTCTCTTCTAATTCTATTCATCCATTTTTTTCTATCTTTACCTAAGAAAGTTTTGTTATTAGAAAATTTAATTATATAACTATCTAAAAATTCTATGTAAATATTTTTTTGTTTTTCTTTTAATATATTATTATATTTTTCTTTTATTTTATTATAATTATGATTATTATTTGATGTTTTTTTGTTATTCATTCTGTTATACTAATATGATATTATGAGTTATTTATAATATCGTGGTTATCAGTTAGTTCATCTGCTCTAATCCAACCATCGGTTGTTAAAAACTTATGGTTTCCAGTAACTTCAATAATTTTTCCATTATCAAATTCTAATTTATACATTTTTTCACCAATAGACTTCTTTAGATTTTTGTGAACTTTTAAAATATTATCTTCTTTAAATGTCTTATTTTTTTCATCATAGTTAATAACTTTATCTCCTTCATTTAATTCTTTTATTTTTAAATATCCTTTCGGCGTTAAAACTCTCATATCCCCAGAAAAACACTCATCTACCACCACTACGTCATACTGACTGAAATATGCCTTTTCTAGCTTGTGAAGGCTCTGGTAGGTGGATACGATAACTGGTTTATCGGATACTTTTTCATAACCAGAATATATCTGATGAACGTATTCCTCTGAATTCCAACCATAATCTTGGAAATCTTTAAACATCTGCGAGCATAAAGATGTTGTGGGAACAAGAATTAAAACCTTTAATCCTTTCTCAACATAATATCTTGTGAGAGTATAAATGCAGATAGACTTACCCGATGAGGTAGGAGAAACTAGCAACTTACGATTATGACGAAGACCTTGATATACAGCTTCAATTTGGTAAGTTCTTAACTCAAACTTTGACGAAATTATGTTTTGCATATAAGATTTAACCCCATCAAGAGATATGAGTTCATTCTCCTCATACGGTAAACCGTAATACTTACTATCTTCAAATTCATAAGTGTAATTATGAGATTTAATTTTTTCAATCAATCTATCCAGAAGTCCAACATAAATTTCTTTAGTTTGAAGACTTAATAAATTAATGATACCACTCCACCCTTTAAACCTTTTTCCTTTCATAAACTTCGCACTTTCAACTTCAAATTGAAAATATGGAGCTAGTTCATAAAGAATATGAGGTTCGCATTTAATTTTAAGATAGACCTCATTCTTTTTAGTAATAACAACATCAGCAGCCATTAACTGTAACCTCCGGTGAATTTCATAAATTCAATACTATTCTTAATCACAAATGTACGAGTCTCAATACTTTTAATTATACTTTCTAAAAATTTAATCATTAACTGGTAATAATCAATTTTAGTTTTTGATTTAATTAATTCATTATCTGCGCTCATATATTTGTCTAAATCTGCCTTCATTACACGATGGTCAAATGGAGTTTCTTTATAAACTTCTGGATCTGCCTTACCTGAATAATAAAGCCATTTATTCTTTTGAAGTTCTAAGTATTTGTTTTCTTCTAGCTTTTTAAGTAATGATACGTTATTATAAATTTGATAATATTTTGAATGTAAAGATGGAATTTTAATACTTTCAAGATGTAAATTATCTGGGTCTATTTTACAATCCTCATCCCACATAGTTTCAATTTCATTAATATTCATAAATTTTAATCTGAAACCTTTATTATACCATAGATTGTGTATTTGAAAACTACTTCTGCTGATGCATAATTAATTTCTGTAGGAGTAGTATCAAATTGAATAGAACTTAAGGATACCGGAAATAAATCTTTATATTGAATCTTTAAATTTACATTATAGTTACTGTTGTATACAAGTAAAGTTCCATCAGACATACCTGAAATAGCAGTTTGATTTCCTTTACTATTTTCATCCTCATTTAATAGTTGTTGATATTGTCCCCAATCACGAGGAAAGCCAAATTGATTTAACCAATTCCATACTTCAAGATAATTTTCCATATCTTCATCAACCATAAAACGAAGGGTTAAATCATCATATGTTAGTGTTTCACCAGGAATTGGAATTGCTTTAAGTGGAGTAGGTTGCATTGCGACTCCAAGATTAATTCCAGGAATGTTTGCGGCATTACAAAAGAAATCAATCTTTGGCTTCTTTTGTAATGTGAATTGAAATCCTACAGGAGATAGGAAGTTACGATTTGTTATTTGGTTCAAAAATGGATTTAACGACATAATTTATAAAACATTTATGTAGCTATTTATTTTACAACTAAACTGATTATATTGACTTTAAATAGAGTATGAACTATTCTATCTTTAGATGTAATGTATAAGTTGAATCTAAAAGAGATAGTTGAAACTCATTGGGAGAAAAATAAATTTATGACCCTCTCCTTGAAAAAGGATATGGTGAAACTTATACAAGACAATACTAACTTCCTTGATGAGTTTTACTCTAAAATTTCATTAAGAACCCGAGCTTATGTGATTAAGAATGATATAACTTTAGAAACTTTACCAAAGTGTAAATGCGAATGTGGAAGATATGCGGCAATAGACACGACATATCAAGAGAATGGATTTAGAATTTATTGCGGACCAAAGTGCTCTAGAAGTGATAAGACTATAGATAAAGAAGTTATAGTTATTATTGATAATTATGAGTTTTTATATGAAGAAAAGATTACCAAACAAAAATCAATAGAACAAATTGCGAAAGAGTATAATATTTCAATCATACCCGTAGTTAAGTATCTTAAAAAACATAATCTATATCAATTAAATGATGCGAGATGTATAACACAAGATAAGAAAAAAATATTAATGAATTATAATCAAATGTATGAATACTATATTAATAGAAATTTAACATTGAAGGAAGTATCTACTATAATTGGATGTAGTACTGGAATCGTAATTAATCATTTAAATTATCATAATATTGAAATAAAAAATAAAAATTCATACGAAAGAAAAATTAAAAAAGTTTCAAATGAAGAAAACGAGTTATTGAATTACATACAATCTATTGATTCAAGTGAAATACAACAAGGTAATAGAAAAATATTAAATGGAAAAGAAATTGATATTTTTATACCTTCTAAGAATATTGCTATTGAATATAATGGAGTCTATAGTCATTTATATCGAGAGAATGAAACTTCAGAATCTAAAATCAAAGGTATAAATTATCATTTAAATAAAAATACCATAGCTAGAAAACAAGGTGTAAATTTATATCATATCTTTAGTAGTGACTGGAATAAAAATCCTAATAAGATTAAAAATCTATTAAAGAGGATATTACATTTAAATACCGTTGTAGATGTAAAAGAAGATTATAAAATATATGAGAAAGTAAATAATTCTATTATATTATTAAGTTTAATGTCTAATGATATATTAGTATTAAAAGTCAAATTAGTTAGGAGAAATAATTGTTTAATATTAAAAAATTATCAAGTTAAAAATGATATTACCTTAAAAAATGGATTTTCTAAAATTATAAATTATTTAAAAATTAATTACAAACTTTCAATTTATTGTAGAATTGATAGAAGATACAGCGAAGGTAGATTATTCACTTCATACGGATTTAAAATACTTAAAGTGCAAGAACCAACATTCTTATATACTGATAATTCTTGTGACGATCTTTATGAAACAAAAATACAAAATAAAATTAATTACAAACTTTATAATTGTGGACATTTAATATTAAAATACGCATAAAAAAGAGGGCATATGCCCTCCTTAATTCGTTTAAAATTTAATGAAAATTCATTTAAACTTACATTAAATTTTTGATCAAGGTCCTACGATAATAGCGGTTGGTATTCTTAGCAAGTCTACCAAGACCTTGACCAGTTCCTTCTGCAAAAGGGTTCGCTACGATACCATATCGCGTTTTGAAGCCGATTTTCGGAGCAAAACTTTGCTCACCAACGGCACGAACCATTTGGAGAGGAACATAAGGACAATAGAATACTCCAGCATCATAAGGGGAAGTGCCCTTATAACCAGCAACATAGAACTGAGTATTTGAGTTGTTTGCAGAATAAGGGTCAATAAAGACTTTATACTTACCTTGAAGAACTCCAGCAAAAGTATTGCCGGTATCATCAACCTGAAGGTTGGCGTTAAGAGCAGGGGTATAATCAAGGATACCTGCGTGAGACAATGCGGAAGCAACGTCTGCAGAGCAGAGAATCATATTGCCCTTTCCTCTACGAGTTCTTTGAGCAATCTGGTTAGCATCTCTTTCAATCTGGAAGATAAGTCCTTTGAACTTCTCAACAGACCAACGACCGTTGGAGTCAACATCTAGGTCAAAAATACCAGGAGTTGCAACGTTGTTTTGAGCGCCAGGTTCTGCGATCAGATAGATGGTGCGGATCATTTCTCTATTGATTTCGGCAAGGATTTCAGTAGAAAGAATATTCGCAAGCTCAGCTTCTGCATTTAGACCGTGAATAGCCTTAAGGTCTTGTGCAAGTTCTAAGCTATATTCAGCTTTGAGTGCGCGTGATTTAGCAGTAACTGAAATTCTTTCAATTGAGAGTCCCATCTCATCGAAGAAAGTATCAGGATCAGCAAGATTACTACCAAGTGATTCTGCTTCTGAAGTCTTCATACCCTGACCAACGGTATAAGCCTCGCTTCCTGCAGGAGCAAGAAGACCAGGATTAGAACCAGTTTGACCAGTAGTACCAAAACCTACGTTATCTCCACTTGCACCAGCGTGACCATAGCCATTGAAATTGGTAAGATTTCCTCCAGCATTTTGACCAGAGAATGCAGTATCAACTTCATTGAAGAGGGCTTCATCACCTTGAGGACCCTTGTAACGTGAACGAAGGGCGAAAATAAGACCAACAGGTGCGTTCATTGGTTGTACGCCAGCCAAGTCATAAGCGACGAGGTTGGGCATTGAACGACGGATTAAGCTGATAAGAACGGGATCAAAACCAGCAACAGGACCATTACCACTAGCACTATAGCTAAAACCTGCGGCTCCAGTACTACCTGGATCTGTGTTCATTGTGGGAGTTGCTTCTGAAAGGAAGGCTCTCTCTTCGCGTTGTGCGACTTCTTGGTTTTCTAACAGGACAGCAGTAACCATTCTACGGTGAGAATCTTGAATAGCATCAAGACCTTGATAATCTAGAAGTGGTGCCCACTTTTCCTGCAGATGCTCTGCATTGAACATTTGCATTTGAATTTACCTCTGTTTAAAA